GCTTTGTCAAGATGCTGGCTTCGTTTTGGAAGCGCAATGGCAGCAATTCTGAATATGCGGATATGCCCCGTAATGTGTGGCATTACGATATGGGTATCCCTTGTGTGGAGCGTCGTCTGTCGCAGATGACCGAGGGTGATATCACGGGCATTCCTTTCGAGGGTAACCGTGGTGGTACGGTGTTCCGTGCTTGTGAATGGCTGCTTGCTACTTGCGAGTTTCCTTGTGTGCTCTTTCTTGACGAGCTTAATCGTGCAATTAAGGGTGTTGAGCAAGCTACCTTCCAACTTGCTGATAGCAAGGCTTTTGATGGTAACCTTCTGCATGAGGGTACTCGTGTCATGGTTGCGGTTAACGTCGGTGACCAGTACGATGTTACTCCGATGGACCCTGCTGCACTGAGCCGTTATGCGGTTGTTGACCTTGATCCCACTACGCAGGATTGGCTGGATTGGGCTTCTTCTAGCTGCAATCAGGCTATGGTTGAGTTTATCCGTAGCAACGAGAAGTACCTTGAATTCAAGGATACTTGCGAGCCTAACAAGAAGTATCCTGACCGTCGTGCATGGGGTAATCTCGATTCGGAGCTGGCTCAAGCGGGTCTTTATGAGAATCCCGACGATGTTGTGTTCTGTCATATGGCTGCCAGCATGGTTGGTTTCGAGGCTGCTAACGCTTTCTGGAAGTTTGTGAAGGAACGTGGGCTTGATATCTCAGCCGAGGATGTTCTTGCTGATTGGAGCAAGGTCAAGGCTCGTCTTCCGAAGGAAGAAACCAAGCGTCATGCCAAGTTTATCGATCTGATGGGCAAGCTTCATCACAAGCTTAAGACGCACACTCTTTCCAATTCCGAGGCTGTTCAGTTTGGTGAGTATATGAAGGATGCTCCCGCTGAGATTCTCATGGCGTCTTGGACGGCCCTTAACAGCATTCGTGAGAATGCGTTCAAGGTTCACCCTCACATCGATGAGCACCTTGTTCGTGTTCTCGCTGGCAACACTCCTGCGCCGAAGGCTGCTGCTCCGGCGACTCCAGCGGTTCCCGCTGCTCCTACTCCTACCAAGACCGTTAAGGCTCGTACTCGCAAGCGTTGAGAGCCCGCTAGCGCAAAGCTAGCCTTAACAAGCCAAAAGGCCCGAAACGAAAGTTTCGGGCCTTTTCTTTTTTGATTTCTTTGATTTAAGAATTCTGAATTGTTACTTTGTGTGTAAGGAGTTATAACCAATGACTTGGCAGATATCGACACAAGTAGACATCGAATTCGTTAAAACACACCCAAACGCTCAACTACCAAAATCTGCACACGAAGAAGGTGATGCAGGTTTTGACATCTATGCAGTAGAAGATCAAACACTAGAACCGGGAACAGTAACAGTTGTACGTACAGGATTGCAGTTGGCGGGAATTCAATCAATCCGAGCGGATTTAGGTGTTACTCGACACGAATATTTTCTAGATATTAGATCACGTTCTGGGCTTTCTAGAAAGCTTGTGTTTCCTGTTACTGGTACGGTTGACAGGAACTATAGGGGAGAGATTGGTGTTGTTCTAGCCAATCTTGGCAAAGAGCCGTATAGCATTAAACAAGGGGATCGTATTGCTCAACTAGTTGTTCAATTGATTGTAGCTAATGGGCCACACAACAGAGTAACGTTTACGGAGACAGATGCTGTTAAAGACTCAAATCGTGGCACTGGTGGATTCGGTTCAACAGGTGCTTGATATGCTTGTAAAGGATGTTGTTGCAATCAAGCCCGGAGCATTTATAAAAGGTTTAAAGTTTTTAGACCAAGAAAACTTTGATATATGGAAAGGAAGAAGAGCTACGTTTAATTTAAACAATTGGGTGATACCAGAAAAGCTCAATATTACCGATTACACAATTCGCACTCCTTGGTTTTCTCAACCAATATCTAAGGTTTATAACAGCACAGAAATAAACGAGTTGTTGGTTGGAGAAAAATACAAGCAACTAAAAGAAGATGATGAATCTGTTTATGGTTGGAATGATGTAGGTTGGGCTTCATTTAAGCTTCACGAACCAATTGGAGTTCATTTAGGCATATACAAGTTAGCTGTTGATTCAGTATCAAACGCAATACTTTTTTACACCAAAATATTACGAAACGACGGCAAGGTTGGGTTTATATCGTTTTCCACAAAAAACATAGAAGAAAACGAGTTGGAATTACTATGATAACAAAACCTATTGTTGTGATTGATGGATTAAACTATTTCACCCGAAGCTTTATGGTTAACGAAGCTGTGACTGCTGGAGGTGATTTAGTTGGCGGGGTTGTTGGGTTTGTTCGTGGTCTTGGCAGCATTATTTCGCAACTAAGACCAGATCGTGTGTTTGTTGTATGGGAGCAAGGTGGTCCCTCTCCAAGACGTAAGCACATTTATTCTGAATACAAGGCAAACCGAGCAACAAACAAAGGATTACAAGAAATGTATCGCAACGATGGAAAGTTCAATCCATCCAGCAATACAAAAAACAAAGTTTTTCAACTTCAACTATTAAGCAAGGCTTTGGGACATTTACCTGTTTGTCAGATTTATGTTCAAGACACAGAAGCCGATGACATTATCGCATATCTTGTAAAACGTAAGTTTCAAACCAAAGATAGCACCAAGATTGTTATTAGCAGCGACAAAGACTTTTATCAGTTATTGGAAGATAAAACAGTAAGAATATTTGATCCAGCCAAAAAGATTCTTATTGATTCTGCTTATGTGTTAGAAAAGTTTAATGTGTCTGCTCGCAACATTACTTTGGCTCGATCTGTTATTGGAGATGTTAGCGATAACTTAAACGGTGTTCCCGGTGTTGGGTTTAAAACCCTTGCAAGTCGTTTTAAAGATTTTGCAAGAGAAGATGTTGACTTAGACCAAGCTTGGCTCATGGAAGCGGCTAACAACGAAATAAAAAGCAGTAAAAAGGCACCAAAATGTTTTGCTGACATTGTTAGTCATTCATCTATTGTGGCAAGGAACTGGCAGTTAATGTATTTGGATACTTCTTGTTTGGCGGCAAACCAAATTGCCAAGGTAGATTACAGAGTTGAAAATTTTCAACCTGTGGCCGACAAACTTAACTTTATAAAAACCTTTACAGCAGCCGACATTCCCTTAACAAATGATTTAGATTTCACGTTTTCTATGGCAAAAACGTTAATCAGATAGTTTGGGGCAACCTTCTAAGACGGTGATAGTTACAACTTAACCTGTAACGTTGTGAACCGTTTTATTTTTCGTTTTTGGGATGCTAAACTAACTTTAGTCTTATTCAAGTGAATTGGAGCAAAAACAATATGTCTTCGACAAAAACAAACGGTGTATCAGGATTTGGTAACCTTGGCAAGAGTTTTCAAGAAAAGGTGTTACAAGCACTTCTAACAGATCGTCAATGGGCAACTCAGTTCATTGAAGTGTTTTCTGTAGATGAATGTCTTGAGCCTGTATATCTCAAGCTTATTGCCAACAAGTTTATCAACTACTACAACAGCTACAAAGAGTTTCCCACAATGGATTTGCTCATTACCATCATTAAAGATGAATTGAGCAGTAACTCTGATCTTGTTCTTCGTGAACAATGTCATGGCTTTCTTCAAAAGGTTATTCGCAGCGAGGAAATGAACGATCTTCCTTGGGTAAAGGAAAAAGCTTTTACCTTCTGCCGTCAGCAACTGCTTAAGAAGGCTCTTTCTGAATCGGTTGATATCATTCTTACCGACAAGTATGAAACCGTTGTTGATATCATGAAAACAGCTATTGCTGCTGGTGTAGCGTCTTCTCCCGGTCATGACTACAACAACGATATTGATGCACGTTATTCAGTAACATTCCGTCATCCAATTGCTACTGGCATTGCAGAACTAGATGAAAAGAAAGTTATGGCTGGAGGATTGGGGGCTGGAGAAATCGGAATTGTTGTAGCTCCATCCGGTGTTGGTAAATCTCATCTTCTTACCCATTTTGGTTCTCAAGCTCTTCTTAAGGGCAAGAACGTTTATCACTACACAATGGAACTTAATGAACGCTATGTAGGCATTCGTTATGATTCACACCTAACAGAAATTAACAGCAGCGATTGTATTGATGCAAAAGATATCATCAAAGACTTTTTTGAAGCAAACAAAGACCATCTTGGCAGACTTATCATTAAAGAATTTCCAGCACGTTCAATTACTTGCAACACCATTAAAGCTCATATTGAGAAAATGAGTTACAAGGGTATCAAGCCCGATCTTGTCATTATTGACTATGCTGGTATTATTCGTTCAACAGAACGTTACGATCTTCCTCGTCTTGAGATGCAATACGTAATTCAAGAAATTCGTAAAATGGCTAAAGAGCTTGATTGTCCGGTATGGACAGCTTTGCAATCAAACAAAGATGGTGCAAAGAGTGATATTGTTGATCTTACAAACATGGCAGAATCATATGGTCAAGCAGCAGAAGCAGATTTCGTACTTGGTCTTCAACGATTGAGCACACAAAAGGCAACAGGTCTTGGAACATTGTTTGTAGCCAAGAACCGATTTGGGATTGATGGCTTGCAGTTTAAGGTTCATGTTGATACCGCCCGCAGCAAGCTTCGTGTTCTTACCGCTGATGAAGTTGAAGGTTTGCAACTTGATATGGAAGCAGAAAAAGAACGCATTCAAGATGACACGGTAAGTCGATTTAAAGAAGCAATCAAGAAAAGCAAGCAAAAGTTTCAAATGACGAAACTTACCGATCATCAATAATAGGAGATACATAACATGTTGTTAGATGGACGCATAACATATAAGCCATTTGCTTATGATAAAGCACACGATTATTGGCTCAAGCAACAGCAAGCTCATTGGCTTCCTTCAGAAGTTCAAATGGCTTCTGATATTCAAGATTGGGCTGAGAACCTAACAGCAGAAGAAAAGCAAGTTGTTGGTGGTGTATTAAAAGGCTTTATTCAAACCGAGCTTGTTGTAAACGATTACTGGACAACAAAAATCGCTAAGTGGTTTCCTCACCCAGAAATTGTTATGATGGGCACAGCTTTTGGTAACATGGAAACTGTTCACACAATCGGTTATGCGTACCTCAATGACTCACTTGGTTTAACTGAATATGACGCATTTCTTCAAGAGCCAACAGCCAAGGCAAAAATTGATCGTTTGGTTGAAGTAAAAGGAGATGACAAACATGATATCGCCCGTTCGCTTGCTATCTTTTCTGGTTTTACAGAAGGAGTATCTTTGTTTTCCTCTTTTGCAATATTGTTCAATTTCTCCCGCTTTAACAAGCTTAAGGGAGTGGGACAGATTATCTCTTGGTCAGTTAGAGACGAATCTTTGCACAGCGAAGCAGGGTGTTGGTTGTTCCGTGAATTCATTAAAGAATACCCAGAAGTGTGGACAGATGAAGTAAAGAAATCTGTATATCAAGCCGCAAGAGATACTATAGAACTTGAAGATGATTTCATTGACAAAGTTTTTCAAAACTGTAAGATTGAGGGTATTGATTCACATGACATAAAACAGTTTATTCGATATCGAGCAAACACCAAACTTGGCGAGCTTGGTCTTAAAATGAATTGGAAGAATATCGATCAAGACGCTGTAAAGCGTATGTCATGGTTTGATCTTATGACTGCTGGAGTTGAACACACTGATTTCTTTGCACAAAAGGTTACAAGCTACTCCAAAGGTCATGTTGATTTTTCAAATATCTGGGAAGGAAAATGAATATGTCTACCGCAACAGAACTACAAAAACTAAAAGCAGATAACGAAGCACCAGAATGGCTTACAGAAGAAAGCTATAGAATGCTTCGTGGTACATATCTTCTTAAAGATGAAACACCTCGTCAAATGTGGCAACGTGTTTCTAACTCTTCTGCACGATATCTTAACCGTATGGATTTAGCTCCAAAGTTTTTCGATCTTATGTGGAAGAACTGGCTAGGTCTTGCTACACCAGTTGCTGCCAACACAGGAACAACAAGAGGACTTCCCATTTCATGCTTTTCTGTTTATGTCCCAGATTCTATTGACGGCATTATGAGTTCTATGCATGAGCTGGCATCAATGACCAAGAATGGTGGTGGTGTTGGTGTACATTGGAATGGTGTACGTCCACAAGGAGCTAACATTCGTGATAATGGAAAGTCAGAAGGTGTTGTTCCATTTATCAAGATTCAAGACAGCACAACCATTGGTGTATCTCAAGGTGGTGTTCGCAGAGGAGCTTCAGCAGCATATCTTCCAGTAGATCATGGTGACTTCTGGCAATTCATTCGTATGCGTAGACCAGAAGGAGATCAAAATCGTCAATGCTTAAACACACATCATGGCATTTGCATTACAGATGATTTTATTGCAAGAGCAAAAGCTGGAGATAGAGAAGCAAGAGAAAAGTGGCAAGAAATTCTAAAAGCCAGAATGGAAACAGGTGAACCATATCTTTTCTTTACCGATAACGTTGCACGTAATCGTCCCGATTGCTACAAAGAGCGTAATCTAGATGTACACGGATCAAACATCTGTACAGAGATTTTCCTTCACACAGATAAGGATCATAGCTTTGTTTGTTGCCTTTCTTCCATGAACCTTGCTCGTTGGGATGAATGGAAAGATACAGATGCAGTAGAGCTTGCTACATGGTTCCTTGACGGTATTCTTTCAGAGTTTATCGATAAAGCTTCTAAAATTCCCGGCTTTGAAAGAGCAGTACGTTCAGCAGAAAAAGGAAGAGCTATCGGTCTTGGAGTTCTTGGATTTCACACATACCTTCAAGAACACATGATTCCAGTTGATTCATTTGAAGCGTTTCGTATTAACGGTCAAATGTTTTCTGGTATGCACAAAAAGGCTTTTAAAGCCTCTACAGAGCTCGCAAAACAATATGGTGAACCAGAGTGGTGTGTTGGTTCTGGACGACGTAATAGCCACCTTATTGCTCTTGCACCAACCGTTTCTAACTCACTTATCTCGGGCAACGTTTCTCCAAGCATCGAACCTTGGGCCGCAAACGTGTTCGTTCAAAAAAGCGCAAAAGGAACCATTATTCAACAAAACAAAACCCTTGTTGCTCTTTTAGAAAAGAAAAACAAGAACACAGACGAAGTATGGAAAAGCATTGAACGTGAGAATGGTTCAGTTCAACATTTAGATTTTCTAACCGCAGAAGAGAAGGAAGTATTTTTGACTGCAAGAGAGCTTAACCAATTTACCTTGATTAAACTTGCAGGGCAACGCCAACGTTGGATCGATCAAGGCCAAAGCTTGAATCTATTCTTTCCAGAAAACGCTGATCCAAAATACATTCATGAAGTTCATTTAATGGCACATGCTGAAGGATTGAATTCATTGTATTATCTACGCACCAGTTCTGTTATTAGAGGCGATAGTGGAAGCAGAGAATACAAGCGAGAAAGCACTGAATGTAAAGCTTGTGAAGGCTGATACACTATTTAGTGTGTATGAGCTTTATAAACAAAATTAGATTTGGCAACCTTTCCTTAAAGGAAAAAGAAATCTCGTTAAAGGATGACGAAGTAAGTCGCAAGCTACAAAAGCTTGGCTTATATGAAGCGTTGTTTGAGATGCCGCCACCAGAAAACTCTTCAGATGAAACCAAATCTGATTTAAAACTGTTAAGTGAGTTAACTTCTAATGTTTCAGATGTAACATTAGAGTTTTGCAAAAGTGCTGAAAAAGATAGCGTTCAATTGTTTGTAAATCTTCTTAAAAGGCATGGAATCACCGAGATCACAAAAAATCATTTAGAAAAAGTGTTAGATCAAGCTGAACCTTTGCTGTTTAGACTTAAAGATCATTATAATCGTGCAAGACCAAATCAAGTAGCTTACTACTACAACATTGATCTAGCTGTTCCTATTGATACTACAAACGCAAATCATCCTGCGTATCCTGCTGGACATTCTTATGAAGGTTATATTCTAGCAAACTTACTTGCAGAGAAATACCCAACGCATAAAGAAAGTTTGCTTAAGTTGGGTAAGAACGTAGGATTATCTAGAATCGTTTTAGGACTTCATTATAAATCCGATCACGAATTCGGTCGTTATTTGGGGAAGTTATTGATTGACAATCAATTGATATCACTAACAGTGTAAAATTTACATAGTTAGAGTTAGGTTGAAATGAAAACAAAGCTTTTTGATTATATCTTTGAAAACACACACGAACTTGAAGAAGCTATGGGAATAAGCACAGGTGGTGCAAGTTTAGCTTCTTCTGGTCAAATCGGTGGTGGTATGCAACTTCCTCTTGGAATGAAACCGGGACAAAAGGTAAAGAAACGCCGCAAAGGAAAAGTTATTTCAGCTTCTCCAGCGGTTCATAATCCCGATGCTTTGGCGTTGCAAGAAATGCCTCATGTGGCGTATGATGATTACGAGCCAAAAGATTTTGAAGTAGAAAAGCTTGATATTTCTCCAGAGGAAAAAAGAAAGCTTATGCTAGCGTTTCGTGGTAATGGTGTTCTTTGTCATGGTCCAGATGGTGAATGGATGGTATGCACCTTGGATGATGTACGCAAAGCAACCAAAGCAGAAATTAATGATGAAAGCTTTCCTCGTTTAGATGTTACTTTAGAATACGAGCATGACATACAAGAAAGCTTTGGAGCAATGCATAAACCGGATTTCAAGGGACCAGCTATGCCGGGACTATGGAAAGGTTTAGAAGATCCAGAAGAACCTGTAAAAACAGGTTCACCAGAGCTTGATAAGGATATCGAAGACTACTCTGAATAGCTTGCAGGCCCACCGTACAGTCTACGAAAAAACTTAGATCCTGCCATTTCAATCAGCCGAGCCGCATCTTTTTCTGTGAACTTTGGATATTTTTCAACTAAAAGCCGAACCAGTTTATTACCGTTGTCAAACGTTTCTTGGATTTTTGTGTCATGAGACGTTGCTTTATAAGCCCAAAGCCAACCATAAGATGCTGGGTTTAGTTTACGCTCTTGCAAATAATCAAGAAATACTTGCTCGTCCTGCACATCAATGCTTTCGTCTGAAAGTTGCTCGACATATTGATTTAAATGATGCGCTGCCGGACCCTCAAACACACGATCAAGTAAATGCATGGCGAGCCAAT